GTTCAGTAGGTTTAAAACCTGGGAAATTCTTAAATTTTGAAATATCAAACGCCAAACTATTTACAATTAGTAAATTATTAACATTTTGTAAATTTTCCACTTCTCCTACTATCTCATCGACAAACCCATACTCTTTAGCTTCTTCAGCATTGAACCATTTTTCTTCGTCCATAAGTGCAGATAGTTCTTCTTTAGTCTTATCTTTAGCTTTAGCTAAGTAAGTTTCTAAAATGCTATCTTTAACCTTATCTAAAAGAACTCCAGTCTTTTCTAGTTCTTGCTTATTTCCATAAGCCCAAGTCAATGGATTATGTATCATAAACAGGGCGTTTTTTGGCATTTTTACAACATCACATGCACTAGTTATAATCGTTGCGGCACTTGCCGCAAGTCCGTCTATAAAAGCTGTAACCTTAGCTTTGTGATTTTTTAAGGTGTTTGCTATAGCCACAGCAGCAAATACACTTCCACCAGGTGAGTTGATGTGTACATTTATGTTTTCTACATCACCTAAATTTCCGATTTCTTCTTTAATTGTTTTGTCACACACATCGTCCCAATACTCCTCTGAACCGATAGTTCCATACATCACAATATCAGCACTTTTAGTTTCTTCATTCTTCGTTATGTTCCAAAACTTTTTTGTCATTTTCGGCATTGTTAATCATCACTCCTTTTTCTTCTAATAATTTGTTTTCCTTTGCTAAGATTCTTACATTTTGCTCAAAATCACCGCCGTTGAGCTCGACAGTTTCTTTTGTTCTAGTAGAGAATCCTTGTTGAACTCTTAAAGTACTTGCTTTGACTTCTTTAAGTGGGTCAAGTTGTCCTTGACTCGGTCCATTCCACTGAGCTCCACACCAAGCTTTTGTTAGTAATGGATCTTCTCCGTAGTTCTTCATGTCTACTCTACCTAGTAAATATGCTTCTCTTAACCACTCTTCATAAACTACTTGTGTAAAATTACTAGAGAACCAATCTCTTCTCTTTCTAAACATTTTCCAAGCTTCTAATAAAGCAGCTCTACTAGCAGAATAACTGGCTGTAAAATGCTTAATTAGTAACTCGTATGGAACTTCTAATGCTGCTCCTATTTGTCTTAGAATTGCTGTTACAAATGGGTCGAACTGTGCATTTGGTCTACCTGGATTAGTAGCAACAACCTTTTCTCCAGGATTAAGCCCTTGTACTAGCCCAGGAGTTAGTTCTATTGTTTCTTCGTTAGAACTATCAATCTGTTCTGTTTCATCTAAGACTTCGTGATCCGCAATATTAGCCCCTTGGGTATTGTCTTTATCACTTTCAATAAATATCGCATACATACCACTTACAACAGCTGCCATAAGTTCTGCATCAGTATATCTATCTAGTTGCTTCAGGGCCTCAATAACTGGAGATAGGATAGGTATACCTCTGACTTGCTCAGGTCTTTCGGCTAGCATTATATGTAAGATATTCAGTTGTTCCTGCTTTCCATAAACTGAAATAAAGTCAGTTTCTACATTTCCTGCCACATCAAGTGGGTGTTTTCTTGCGACATAATATCCAGAGATTCTATTATTGTTATCGATTTTCACTCCATCAACAATAGTTTCATCATTTTGCAATGTAGTAGGTGTCATAACTCTATCAGGCTCAATTATTTGTAGCTTTAAGCTATATGGATTCTTTGGTGTTAGAAAATAGTTAAATTTTACAAAGCACTCACCATTCAAGAGAATTGTTAAGAACACTAAGTCTTGAACTTGGTCAAAATTAAGAACTCCCATCTGTTCAATCTTATTGTCTGCCCACAATTTGAATTCTTTTTCAATAGTAGTTTCAATTGCTTCAGCTTCTTCTTCACGAATCCCTAAAGTTTCATAGTCAATTGCTGATTTTAACTTTAATCCACTACCTATAACGTTTGAATTGATAGTTTTCATAACTCCTTGAGCAACAGGAGCCCCCATATACAAGTCTCTTGACCGTTCAACTAGCTTTTTCCTGTTCTTGTAGATGTCTTTTTTTACGCCTCCACCAGTAGAAATCCAGCCTTTCATAGAACTTTTTGTAGTAGATGCCCCATGATTCGAGTAACCTGTGTTAAGAATTTCTATTTTTTTCCTAGCTACTTCTCTTTCAAGAGCCTTTTTGGGGTTAAAAAAAGCAATAGTTTTGTCTAATAAATTCATTTTTCACCTCCTTTTGCAACAAAAAAAAGAAGATTAAAACCTATAAATCTCTAGGTATTACTCTTCTTCCTAATTTTTTTCTTCCATTGTTATTTAATTTGTCAAGCTCGCCCTCCCAGAAGGCTCTTCCTTTTCTAATTTCAGATAAATCTTCTCTCACAAGCTCTCTTGTACCAATTTTATAACTTTTTCCAGTCAGTACAGCTATTTCCGCCTTTCTATAGACTTCAATCATCTGTGAGCACTCTTCTCTAGTATAATTCAATTTATAGGGTCACTCCTTTCGATAAAACTCTTCTTTTTGATACTTTTGTAGTCTTTTTTGTAGCTTCAACGGTATATTTTTTATTTAAGTTAGGATTTGCTATTTTTAAAGCTGCATAAGCATAGTTCCTTAAATCTAGCGGTTCGTTTCTCTTAGTTCCTATTACTTTCCAAATAGTTTTTTTAACTCCTTTTTCCCAAACAGTTGTCTTAACTTCAGATGTTAGACCTTTGAAATATGCTTCATCATAACCCCTGTCTACATTGCTTGGAAAGTGCATATACATAGATCCTGGTTCTTCAATTTTTAGCCTTGCAAGTATAGTTTCTTTACCTGTGTTAACTCCTAAGGTAAAGAGTGATATTTGCATTCTGTTAGTACGAGAAGGCTTAGATACAAAAGCTACTCCATCTCCACCTTTACCCTTAATACCGAATACTCTTCTAAACTCTCTAAGTTTGATGTATTGATATGCTTCTTGTGTATAATGCCCTCCAGTATCTATACAAGTACATAGGATTCTTATTTTTTCTCCGTCAGCATAAGAAAACTCTGTTTCCAGGAATCTATCCAGTTGCTCCCAAACATCATTTTGACCAGGAGAGCCTATAAATTGCTTATAGTAAATACCCCAAGACTCCTCCCCAAGTCCCCAACCTACGACTTCAATTTCTAATCTATCGTCTTGAACATCGACTCCAGCAGTTAAAACTTGAACTTGATCAGGTATTTCTGCCATATACTCTTCTTTTCTCTTAGAAACATCTAAGAAATCTATCTTTTCTACTTTTTCTTCCCAAGTTTGACCAAGGCAAGTATTCGTAAATACCTTCATCATTTGCATATTACCTTTTGCAGCTTTAAACTTTTTTATAATTTCTGGCCAGGTAGAAAAAGGGCTATATAACTCTGAAATATGAAAGCCTCTAACACTCCAATCATCTACTTCTTCCTGTGGTTGCCATATCCCGTGAATCATATTTCTTTTCCATTCATGCTCACTTGAAATTTCTAAACAGTCAGAACATTTATGCCCAACTGGTTCAAATATTATGTTTCTCCACTCTAATTTTTGAAATGAGCCACATCTTGGACAAGGTATATAAAACTCTTCTTTTGTCGAATTCTCATATTCTTTCTCAACTCTTGAGTCTCCCTTAATGGTTGGTGTGCTAGTTATAACGATTTTCTTATTCCAGAAAGTTTTAGTTCTTTCTATTGCTAGATTTAAAGGATCTCCTTCTCCTCCAACATCACTTTTGAATCTATCTACCTCATCAGCAAGTAGTATTCTCAATGGTCTGCTTGATAGTTCTGCAGCCGAATTACTTCCAACTAATGTAATATATCCACCTACAAATTCTTTTTGTAGTTTAGTATCTCTTCCATCAACTTTGTTCAGTATTTTATTTTTAAGTTGCGGTGTACTCTGTATCATGTCATCTAGCCTTGTACTAGAAAAGTCTTCTGCTAAATCTTTGGTCGGCAAAAGATACATGATAGGAGCAGGGTCATAGTCAGCATAATATCCGAAAACATTCAATAAAATTTCAGTCTTGGATAACTGAGCTCCATACATCATCACAATTTTATATGTTTTTTTGTCCGAAATTGCTCTCATAACTTCCCTTTGAAATGGCACTCTGTCAGTTTTCCATCTTCCTGGTTCAGCTGATGTCTTAGAACTTAAAATTCTACATAAATCAGCCCAAGTATCTATAGTCAACTTTGGTGGAGGCTTCAATGTTTGGAATATGTCTGCAAATAAATCAATTGTTTTTCTTAGACTTGGATTTTCTATTAGATCCTTTTCCTTTGCTTTTTTCATCTTCCACCTCTTCTTCATCTTCCAAGATTATGTTTTTATTTTTAAATAGTTCTGGACTATATTCACTTAATTCTAGCAAAACATCTTCTATAGAACTCAAAACTATATCCTGAATGTCACCCAGATTATCACACCCCACCACCAAAGGTGCTATTTTGTTAGGTACTGCTAACAATTTCCCTTTTAAATTTGTGAGCATAACTGTCATAACTTTTCTAACTATGTCAGCTGAGTGCAGTTCGTTTTTCAATTCTGATATTTTTATAGCTTTCAATTCTATATCTTTAGCTATTTTTTCTGTTTCTTTTTTGAGTTTAACCTCTTTTAAATCTACATCTACCGAACTAGATTCTCTTAAAAATGCTATAAAGCCTTTTACACTTTCAGCCAATAAATATTTCCCTCTAGTTCCGCTTTTCTTAACAATTTCATCCTTTGCAAGCATCCGAATATATCTGTCTGTAACTCCAAATAATTCTGCAAGTTCAGGACTACTAACTAAATTATCCTTTATATTCATTTTCAACCCCTTTCGGAACGGAAATGCTTAAATTTTCGACCAATATTCAGATGAAGTTCGGGATTCGCGAGACCCGCTTGACTTTTTTATTTTCTGAAAGAACCTATTTCACCAATTGGTTCTCATTATATCCATTTTATCCTTTCATTTTTTACCTCTTTTTTGTTTATACCAAAGCATTTTATGCCTATAATTTGGCTCTAATTTTTCAACTTTATTTAATAATTTCTTATCACTAAAATGCTCCCAGTATATCGTCCCTTGTGCTAAATTTCCAAATAAACATTGCCCTTCAATATCTTCAAACCTTACTATTTCTTTTGAATTTCTGTTTATATCTAAACTTTCTTTCTCTGTTTCAAATTCTAAATTTAATCCTAATACTTTATTTAGCAATGTTGTATGTGTATCTATATAGCTCCCTATGTGTAATTTTCCTAATGCAAATAACACTGGTGCGTCTCTGAAACCTATATCAAAAAATTTTTTATATGTTTTCATAAAAATCTCCTGAAATTAAAAAAACTCTCGTAGAGGACGTATCCTATTCATTTAAGAATCACGAGAGTATTGATGTTGGTATCCTGTGCATATTGGATTCTCACCAATGAAAGACTATCGCGTCTAGCCAGGGTATTAGCCCGATGCACCATATTTGGCTGAGGCTTTTTTAGAGTAGAGCCTCAATAACTACTAACGATACACTAAAAATTAAAGAAGATTCTATGAATGAATCTCATTTAACCTTTTTACACATTAACATTATATTACATATAGAAATTGTAAACAAGGGCAAAAAGGGTGCAAAAAAGGTGCAAATTTTTTAAGGAATTAATTTATTTAACTTCTCCAAAATATCATTTTGAAATAGGTTGCTAGCTATTTTCTCAACTAATAAACTTTTATTTCTTTTTACAGTACTTTCATCAATTCCTAATTTATTGGCAACTCCTTCTATTTTAAATTTCTTAAAATAAATTAAATCTATAATTTCTTTATATTTATCATCTTGCACAAAAGAAAGCCCATAATCTATGAAATCAACAAGATAATCTATTTCATGTATTTCTTTTATTCTTTCTTCTTTTATCATTTCTATCTTTTCTACATCACTCAAATTATCTTTATTAGTAGCTTTTATCTCATTGATAGAATAGATTTTTTTTAATTCTATGTTGTCCAAACTTTTTTTTAAATACTCTTTTCTATTTTTCAAGCCAGGATAATTACTTAAAAAATATTCAGTTTTTTGATATGGTGTTAGATTTTTCTCTTTATTTATTTTTGTTATTTGCCCATTTTTAATGCATATCTCATAAACTCCATTGTCTAATTTTTCAATTGTTTTCTGAAGTTCTTTATACTCCATTATCTCACCTCAGTTATAATATTATCTATGACTTCTAGTTTTTTTCCATCAGAAGAGTAAATATCTTTCATTTTTTTTAGAAAATTCAATTTTCTTTGCTTCTAATTCTTCATCAGTCATACATTTTTCTTTGAATATATGGCTATTGATAATTCTTACTTGGTTTCCTTCTCTTATTCTTAATTCTTGTAAATACTCAATCATTATGTTCACTCCTCTACAACTCACTAATATAGTTAGGTAATTTATAACTATAATCTATATCTATAAATTCATTTTCTATTTCAGACTCATAATCATCAAATTCATCCCAAGTTTCTAAATCAATTCCATTTTTTGTAGCTTCAAAATCTTTTAATAGATATTTTAATTGTGTATAAGGATTGTTAACACTCATATATTCATTATTAATCAATAAAAAATAATCATCTAAAAACAATCCACAACTTTTAAAATAATCTATTGTTTCAGGATATTTACGTATAAAATTTTCTATATCAATTCTATTATAGAATCTAACATATATTTCTAAATTCATTAATCCCACTCCTTTCCAAGCTTAATTGTATTATCTATCATAAAATCATCACCACTTTCCTTTGCTAATAATCTTTTAACCCACTCCAAAGCTTCTATCTTTCCTTTTGCTCTATAGTATTCTTGTATACTTTTAGTAACGCTATTATCATAGTCTATTTCAAATTGTTTAGTTTCAATTTTTTCAAATAATTTTGATTCATCTATCATACCTAATTCTACTCCTTCCCTATCTCTTATACTTCCCATTCTTATAGCTTTCTAATTTTGCAATATGCTTATCAAAATCTTGCTCAGTCAATCCAGTTATTAACAAAAGATTTATTGTAGCAGTTATTAAATCCAAAGCTTCAGCTTTAAAATTATCCATATTTTTAATTGTTGAAAAAGTACTAGTTTCTCTAACTTCTGCTAGTAATTCTTTGTACTCTTCTTTAACTTTTCCTAGCTGTGCTATATTTGATGCTCTATAAGCTAAAGATTCATAATCCATAAGTTTATTTAAGTCAATTTTCATTATCTCACTTCCTCCATCAATTCTGAGTCTTCATAAATATTCCCTACAACTTCACAACCTTGTGCAACAACATCAATTAAATCAAAAGAATGCTCATCAAAATCTCCCTTAAACTCTGCTCTAAAGCCTCCATTTTCAAATACAACTTTGTAATATCTTTCTCCAAAACTTTCAAAAAGAATATCTCCCTCATAAATTTCTTTATTATTTTTATCTTTTAACCCTGTATATTGCATAAGTTCAACATCATTAAATTTAGCGTCTCTTATACTTAACAAATGTCCAACTCTTTCAAGTAAATAAGTTACCTTTTTAGTTACATAATTAATTAATACGACTTCAAATATTGCTTTTCTATCTTTTACCCAAGCTCTAAATTTAATCTCTCTCATATTCATCCTCCACCCAATTAGCTATGTGTTGAATATATTGCCCATCATTTTCACATTCACAACATTCGACATTCTCTTCTGCTATAATCTCGAATGAAGTTTCATCTATTTTTTTCATTCCAATAATATTAAAATCGGCATTTACATAAGCACTAACACCTACTTTAAATTTAATGGATCCACACTTTTTACACTTCCACATTTTCATCACTCCAAATTATTCTTAAACCCGGTTGACTTGTGGATAATTCTAATATTATTCCATTTTTTTCCATTTTTATATAAATGACATCTCTTTCTTGAATTGAATCATCATCATCTGCCAATCTTATCTCTTTAACAATACCTGCATTTTTTACTATCATAGATCCATGCCCTTCAGGTTTCTCACCAACTATATATACTTCATTATGATATGGCATTTGCACTTCTATCCCTACTATTTTGATTATTTCTTGTGTCATTATTCATCTCCTCCAAGTTTCTCTATTTGTTCTTTTAATTCAATTAGACACTTATCACATATATCAATTATTGTACCTCCACTAGAGTTTTCTGCTCTAATTTCTAGTACATTTACATTATTAGTACTATTACAACAATTGCATCTAATCCCATAAAATCTATATCTTGTTGTTTTGTCTATTTCATTATTTTTAATTAGTTTAATCATTCTCCAATTTCTCCTGCTCTTACTCTTTCCCAAAATTCTCTATATTCTTTAGAATCTAGTACCTGTCTAGCTTCTGTACTATCTAAGAAGTAATTACCAAGTTTATAGTTTTTATCGTCTTTTTCATTTCCATAGTCCTGTGTTTTCTCTATACTTCCACCAGAAACATAGAAATATATACATCCAAATGTTCTCATATCTGCTCCTTGTTTTTCTTTTCAGCTTCTTTGACTTTCATAATTCTTACTTTCAAACTTTCAACAAGTGCATCTTGTACATCTCCTTTATTTTGTAAAGCTTCCATTACATCTTCGTCTCTAGTCTCTTTACAAACCAAATGGTGAATTATTACTTTTTCTGTTTGCCCTTGTCTATGGAGTCTTTTATTAGCCTGCTGATATAATTCCAAGCTCCAATTAAGCCCAAACCATATTACGTGATTACCTCCAGCTTGTAAGTTAAGCCCATAAGCTGCACTTGCTGGGTGGGCTAGTAATATATCTATCTCTCCCTTATTCCAGTCAAGTTGGTCTTGTGGAGTTTTCAAAAGCCTTATTCTTAATTTAGAATCTTTTAAAGCTTCAATTATCCTGTCTTTATCATGTTGAAAATTATAAAATACTAATGCAGGTTTCCCATTTAATTGCTCTATCAGCTCTAAAAATCTTTCAATCTTACAATCATGGACTTCAAAGACTTTCCTATTCTCGTTATATATAGCACCATTTGCTAATTGTAACAACTTGTTAGATAATGCCGCTGCATTTGCAACTGTGATCTCAGTATCTTCAAGTTCAAGTATGGCTTTTTTCTCAAGCTCATCATAAGACTTCTTAGCCTTGCTATCTAAAACTATTGGTACTTGTTCATAGATTATGTCAGGGAGTTCTAGGTAATCTTCTGCTTTCATGGATATACAAATGTCAGATATCTTTTCATGAATGGCTTCATTGGATCCTTCTTTGGCATCATAATTAAAAATTACAGTTCTGTTCCTTTGTCCTGGTTCAAAATATCTTTCTCTAAATTTCCCAATAGTCTTTTCTAATCTTTCTCCCTGATCCAGTAGATACAATTGAGCCCACAAGTCTATCAAACCATTAGGTGCGGGTGTACCTGTAAGTCCAACTATTCTGTTTATTTTATTTCTAATAACTTTCAGACTTTTAAATCTTTTAGATTGATGATTTTTAAAGCTAGACCATTCATCAAGTACCACCATATCGAATGGCCATGCATTTTTATAGTAATCAACTAACCAGGTAACATTCTCTCTATTTATCACATAAATATCTGCTGTTTTTGCAAGTGCCTTTATACGCTTCTGTAGTCCACCTAAAACAAGAGATGTTTTTAGTATAGATAAATGATCCCATTTTGCTATCTCATCTGTCCAGGTAGCCTCTGCAACTTTTTTTGGGGCTATTATTAATACTTTTCCAACTTCAAATCTATTAAATTTTAAATCTACTATTGCAGATAGAGTTATAATTGTTTTCCCTAGACCCATATCCAACATAAGTCCTAACTTATCATCAGATATCATTCTATCAATGCAGTATTTTTGGTATTCATGTGGTGTAAACTTCATTTGGCATCACCTCCTCTATAAACTTATCCACTTCTTTGAAAGATGCTATCACTCTTGCATCACAATTCAATTTTTTAAGTTTATTTATAAAATTTCTCTGCAAAGGAGATAGATTCTCTCTTTTACCCTCTGCTTTTAATTCCACAAAATAGACATCTCCTCCAGGAACTATAACTATCCTGTCTGGTACTCCTGCGTTTCCAGGAGAAGTCCATTTCATACACAAGCCATTTTTGTTTTTCACACTTTTAACTAAATATGCTTCAATTTCACTTTCACTTTTTTTCATGAATTTTCTCCAATCTGACATGTAACAAACTTTCTTTTTTTTCCTTATATATATATATAAATAAAAA